CACAGAAAGATGAATTTAGGATTCTTGCCAAGATCAATTATGATTATCTTCCCAATGAATATCCTTATGATGTTCCCTTTGAAGATAGAAGCATATTTAAAAAAGATTTTGATGGTCGTATAGACATAGTCCCTGTTTCAGATCCTAACATTCCTAGCAATGCCCATCGCATGATGATGGCTAATATGGCATTGCAGATGGCGCAGCAATCACCGCCAGGAATGTTTAACATGGAAGCCCTGAACCGCACTATTCTTCATGCAGCCAATATGCCGAATCTGGAAGAAATCCTTCCTCCCAAGGTAGAACCAAAACCTCTTGATCCGGTCTCTGATATCATGGCGGCAACAAAGGGAGTTCCCATTGCAGCCTTTCCAGGTCAGAACCATGATGCACATGTTCAAGTAAAGATGGCTTATCTTCAAGATCCTGCCAACGGGGCTAATCCTATCATGCAGAGGATACAGCCACTTATACAGGCTAACATTCAAGAGCATTCTATTCTGAAGTATCAAGAACAGATGAATGGTATGACCGAACAGCTTATGGCTCAAGTACCGCCTGAACAGGCTCAAGATCCTGCTACCATAGAAATGATAATGGGACAAGCTGCTCAACAGATTATGAATGCAAATCAAGCTATGGGTCAGGCCCAGTCTCCAGAACAACAGCTTGTGGCATTGGAACAGGCCAAGGTAGAACTTCAGAAACAGAAACTTCAATCAGATACTATGGTTCAGGCAGCAGAGATGGAATTAAAGAACAAGCAGCTTGAACTGGATGAGAATGAACAGATTATTGATATTCTAAAAACAAATGCTACAGATAACTTCAAGCAAGAGAAATCTGAAAAAGATAGAGAGTCCAAGAAAGAACTTAAAGCAATGGAGTTAATGACTGATATTGAACTTTCAGATAAGAAGCTGGATGTTGAACGAGAAAGAATTTTAAAAGACCTGATAGAAAAGATGCAGAAGAATGATACTAATCTTGATACAAAGGGTTTAGATGCCCTAGTTAAAATGGCTATAGAACAAACAAAGAAGGAGACTACAGATGGAACAAGTTCCACAGATGAAGATAGGTAAAGGTTATATTACTGCCAAGAAAACAAGTTCTGAAAAACCAGTCACTTATGGAGATCCCTTTAAGAGTGATTGTATTGGAAATTGGGAAATGAAGGCTGACCTTAATGAATGGGATTATGGCGAGTTTAAATTTCCAAATCCTGTAAAGGGTAAAAAGACTTAACCAATGGAAATTTGGGATGAAGTTATTGTTGAACTAACTACTGAAATGGATAAATTAAGATTGATGTTAGGAAATGGTAATGCAGAAGATTATTCTCATTACCGTCAAATAGTAGGATCACTACAAGGCTTGGAATGGGCCAGAACGAATCTTACTGATATTATTAAAAAACGAACATATTCAGATGATGAGGAGTAACATGCAACAAGTAGAAATGGGTAATGCCATTAAAAATGATTCATGGATTACTGATCCAGAAGAAAGAAAAGATCCAGAAACTCTTCCTGATATTCCAGGTTTTCATGTTTTAGTACGACCTGTATCAGTTAAGAATAAAACCAAAGGCGGTATTTTGCTTCCAGATTCAACCAGAGAAGATATGGCCTATCTAACAACTGTTGGAAAAGTTTTGGCTCTGGGTGATCTGGCATATTTTGATAAAGATAAGTTTCCTGCCGGTGCTTGGTGTACTGTAGGAGATCATGTATGTTATGGTAAACATGCTGGTACTAAATTATTCTATAAAGGTATAAGACTTATCTTACTTTTTGATGATCAGATTACCATGAAAGTGGGAGATCCTAAAGATCTTGACCCCACTTTTAATCTTGGAGCGGGATCTAATTAAAAAATATTTGGGAAATGAATATTTTTATGGTATAATATACTATACGTTAAATCGTTTGTTTCGTAAACAACGGAGGAAATAATGGCTGAAAAAGAAGAGTGGAACAAAATAGAAGTTCCGAATGAAGAGCAAGAAATTGAAATAGAAATTGAAGAAGAGGAGGTAGAAGCAAAGCCTCCTGTAGAAGAAGAAGAAGATAAGACACCTGAACTAGAAGGTATTGAAACCAAGGGTGCTGAAAAAAGAATAAGGCAACTTATTCGACAGAGAAAGGAACGTGATGAACATATTTCTACTCTCATTCAAAAAAATGAAGAGTTATCTTATACTCTCAGAACAAAAGATAAGGAAGTATCAGACTTTAGTAAACTAACTTTAGATGCTTCTGAAAAACAATTGACTGATAAAATTGAGCTTGCCAGAACTGTTTATATGGAAGCTTTCGAAGAAGGAGAAAAAGAAAAACTATTAAAGGCGCAAGAGATGTTGAATGAAGCCCAAGCTGATTTAAAGGCTGTGTCTTCTGCAAAGCAACAGTACGAAGAAGTACCAGAGCCAGTTCAACAGCCCGAAGCTCCTCAACATACTCCTCCTCAACAGACAACCAATCCTATGGCAGAATCATGGGCGGCTCAAAATAGCTGGTTTGGACAAGACAATATAAAGACTGCTGCTGCCCTGGCAATTGATGCCGAACTAAAAGGAGAAGGTTACAATCCTGGCGAGGAAGAGTTTTATCAGGAAATTGATAATAGAATGAATAAGGCTTTTAGTAATGAAAGTCAAGACCGTGTGCAGGAAAACTCGTCAACACCTGCTCAAGTAGTATCTGGGGGGTCACGTTTATCCCAGACCAATTCTAATAAAGTTAAGTTATCAAAAGAAGATATCAGACTTGCACAGAAATGGAATATACCACTTGAACAATATGCTGCTGAAAAGCTTAAAGTTAGTGATGCTGACGGCAACTATACAAATGTTAGATAAACGTGGAGGAATGAACTATGACACGAAATGAAACAGAACGTAGTAATGTTACAAGGGAAGCTACAACAAGAGAAGAAGAATATTTCTTTGAGGAGCCAGATGCCCTCACAATACCAGACATGGTACAAGCGAGATTTGACAATGAAGAAATGTCTTTACGTTGGATTCGCATATCTGTAAAAGGTGAAGATGACATCATGAATGTTGGTAAGAAACAACAGGAAGGATGGATATTCGTAACTCCTGATGAAGTACCCGAAATGGCTATTACATCCTTCGTAAGGGAAGAAGGCCGATACCTTGGAGCAGTCTGTCGTGGAGACTTAGCATTGGCTAAGAAGCCAACTGTAAAGGTAAGGGCTAGGCAAAAGTTTTATGAGGATAAGGCTAATGAACAGATGGATGCAGTTAATGCACAACTCATGAAAAATTCTGATTCTCGTATGCCTATTAGTAATACAAGTAAATCTGTAACAACCAGAGGTCGTCAACCTTCTTTTCAAGATTGATGTATCTCTAATTTAATAAGGAGATGAACAAATGTCTACTACTAAAGCATTTCGTGGCTTCATCCCTGCTCGTAAAAAAGGTGGTGCCTACAATACGGAAGCGGTAACCGATATGATTACCCTTACGTCTACGGGACAGGCACAATCGCCTTCTAATAGTATTTTCACAGGTGACCCGGTTGTTTTACCGGGAGCAAACTTTGCTACTATTTCACCTTATATTGCTGCCACTCTTAAACCTTCCGGGGTTTTCATGGGATGTCAGTATGTGGAAAACGGGGAGCCAAAGTTCTCCCGGTATTGGCCGGGTGGGACGAGTGCCACGGACGTAAAATTCTTTGTAATAACTGATCCTGATCAAGTTTATTACATTCAGTGTTCTCTTACTTTGTCTGCACCAATGGCTGCTATAGTTAAGAACTATACGGCAACAGTAAGTTCGACGGCTTCTTCAGGTAGTACCGTTACCGGACAGTCAAGTTATTATTTGATGACTTCGTCTGGTGCGGAAACTGAATTGGCTTGTCGGGTTATTGGACGGGCGAAGTTTCCTGATGAGGGCAATAACGATGCATACCCAATCGTAGAGGTCTGGTTGAATACTCACCGTGATCGCTATGTGACGGCTACGGCATCAACGGCTTAGGAGGAATAAATCATGGCTATTAATAGAGCTAGTATTAGCAAAGAACTCCTTCCGGGCCTTAATGCTATTTTCGGAATGGAGTATGGAGAGGTTAACAATGAGTTAGCTCCTCTTTATGAAATTGAAAACTCAGATCGTGCTTTTGAAGAAGAAGTTCTTTTCACCAGCTTTGGCTCTGCGCCAACGAAGGGTGAAGGGGCTGCTGTTTCTTACGACAGCGCACAGGAAAGCTACACGGCACGTTATACTGCTGAAACCGTAGCTTTGGCTTTTGCGGTTACTGAAGAAGCGATGGAAGACAATCTTTATGATACGTTTGCCAAGCTTCGTGCCAAAGGTCTTGCCCGTGCAATGGCGAATACCAAACAGGTAAAAGCTGCTAATGTCTTCAACAATGGTTTCTCTGATACTATTGGTGATGGACAGGCTTTCTTTTCAACTTCACACCCAACTGTAGGTAATGGTGATCAGTCCAACGTAATTACTGCGTCTGATATGTCAGAAGCTACTCTTGAAACCGCTCTTACCAACATTCAGAAGATCAAAGATGATCGTGGTATTCTGATTGGTGCAAGTGCTGTTTCTCTGCATATCCCGGTTGACTCTTGGGCGATTGCGGATCGTATTCTTTCCAGTCCTGGTAACACTCAAACGAGTCTTGCTGCGGCTAATCCGAATATGAACGCTATCAATGCCACCCGTCATATGGGTATGCTTCCTGAAGGTTATCATATTAACCGTCGATTCACGGATACGACTTCTTGGTTTATCAAGACTGACGTACCCAATGGCACCAAAATGTTTGTGCGTACTCCGCTACAAACTAAGATGGAGCCTGATTTCGATACCGGCAATCTACGTTTCAAGGCCCGTGAGCGTTATAGCTTCGGTGTTTCTGATTGGCGTGGATGGTTTGGTAGCCAGGGATCGTAAGTACAATTGTGAGAGAGTAGCTTCGGCTACTCTCTTACTTTTAAAAAGGAATCGCTATGACAACTAATATTAAAGCAGCTATAGCTACTGGTGATGCTGTACTTACTTTTGTAGATGATGACAGTACAGTGGGCAGTAACGGAACGGCTGATGCAAATCTTCCGTCTACATCTCGTATTCTTGCTATTCATGCACTTGCTACTGCTGCTGGATCATATTCTATTAAAGGACAAAGACAGATCACTAACAAAACGGCTGAAGGAACTGCCATTAAATTTCAGGTAGCGGCTAATGAAGCTACAGATATTTATATTGGAGAGCTAGGTATTCCAGTATATGGCGTTGTTAGTGTATCTGGACCGACTGATGGTTGTGTGCTTACAGCTTTTGTAGGTTAGTATGGCTACATATTCATATCTAAAGGCAGATATTATTCAAACATCTGAGAATGATTCTACTGAATTTGCAAGTGCATTCTCTTATTTTGTAGATAAGAGTGAGCTACGTCTTCTTAAGGATTTGGATGATGTTGGATTAAATGAATATACTACCATTACACTAACCAAGAATAATCCTGTTGTTAGTTTAAATGACAGGGTTCATATTGTTCGCAATGTTAATTATACTACCAGTGTCTCTAGTATTAAAACTAATCTTCTACAAAGAACATATGAGTATGCTATTGACTACTGGCCTTATGCTAGTGCTTCTGTGGGTACTCCTCGTTACTATTCAAGAAAAACAAACTCTTCAATTTATATAGTACCAACTCCTGTAACTACATTATCAGGAGAAGTACAGACAGTTTCAAGACCTCTTCCATTATCATCTGCTACAGGAACTAGTGTTACCACACAAAACTATTTTAGTAATTATTGTTATGATGCTCTTTTTACTGGATGTATGATTGAGGCTACTATGTTTATGAAGGATTGGAATACACTTCCCGTTTGGGAAAATCGTTATCAGGGTGCTGTAATGGCACTAAGAAATCAGGCTAGAAGGACTAGACAGGATGATATGGCAGTTGCCGCCTCTCCTGCCGGTGGTCCTGATACCATAACACAGGGAGCAAGTTAAAATGGCAGTAGGAGCAGCACTAAAATCAATTATGAAGGCTATGCCTCTCAAAGAAGTAGAAAGAATGCTTAAAGCTAGATCAACAAAGCCTACAAAGCCTAGCCAAGAGTGGTTAAAAAAGACACAACCAAAGGCAAGGAAACCAAGCCCAAAGACATCAAAGGGAGCAAAGCTAGTTGAAGGTGCTGGTGATATGTCTGATCCAAAAGTAGGTCAATTTAGAGAAGGTCAAAAACAAAGAAGGGCAGGTGCTACTAACGTAGCTACTGAAGGAATGAGTGCTAAAGAAAAAGAGAAGTTGGCTAGACAAGAGGCAGCAATGAGATCTCTTGAAAGAGCTAAGAAACTTAAAAAGGGATCATTAGCACAATTAGAAGATGAGTATGATAAATTAATACCTAGTGCTAAAAGAGCAGAACGTCTGAAAGGTTCTAAAAGTAAATTTATTAAAGTATTTAAAGCTAGAGGAATGGCAGAATTATCATCTCCTAAAAAGAAACCTTATACTTATGAAGAACATAAGAAAGCAAATACTAAACAATAT